AAGTACCGCCATTAAAAGATTTTGTTCCTGTTATAGTTTCACTTCCTGCTAAATGCACAACTGCATTATCATTTGCTTTTACAATACCTAAACTATCAATAGGTTTTTGTACTCTTGCTCTTGAAGCATTAAATGTACTATCACTTGAAAATGTTTTATTGGGATAAGTCCCCGTTATTAAAGTTGCATAACCCGCTATTGGGTTAAATTGTGCGGGTACAACTATTGCTGCGGCTGCACTATCAGCTATCCTTCTTGCATTCCATATTGTTGCAAATATTGTTGAATCGGTTGCACTTGCATTTGTCTGTAATTTCATCCACATTCCATTATAACGATAATATAAATTACCATTTAATCCTACAAATCCGTATCCTTTACCACCTGTACCATCATAGTAATTTATTTGTCTACCTATTGCTGTATCTCCGTTATTAGTTACTATAAATCCTGAATCAGAAGATAAAGCACCCTTTGAATTATAATTAGTTGTTGGACTACCTACTGTTTGTTTATTTATAAATTGAGCATTACCCAAATAACATATTAATATTAATGATAATGATATTAATAACCGTTTCAATGACATATTAAAAAGTTTTAAAATAAAGACCTGTTACTTCATCTCCTGTTTGTAATGTATAATTTACGAATGTAATTGTACCCGTACTTGAATTAACGGAAAATCCTGACCCTAATTGAAAAGCACCATTATTTATAAAAATAGTATTCCATCCTAAAGAACCTATTAAGTTATTATCTTGATATGTATTTACGTTTGCTTGACCTGATGTAACGGTAAATACTAAAGTATAAGGATAGTTTACAGGTATTGATGGTATAGTTCCTGTTGGTACTACTGTACCTGTTGCATTACCAAATATTTGTTGTGCCTGTACAAGATACTTACCACATAATGAAATAAGATAATTAACCAATGGTATTAATGTAGGACTTGTTGGGTAATTAGAGTATTCAAATTGTATAGCTTTTCTAACAATATAAATTAGTCTTGGTGTTCTTTTTACTATTGAATTACCCAAAAATAAAGTTTGATTTAAGCTATCGTCTGATGCTAATACCTGTGATACTTCTGCATATCCAATATTTGTAGGTATATCTGCCATTAGAATATAAAGTTTGTATTGTTTACAATATCGTATGCTTGATTTATTGCTGTTTGCGCTGACTGTTGTAAACTATATACTGTTGCTTGTGTTGCATTATCTACAAACATTTGCAAATCTGTCATTCCTTGAAAGAAATTTTCAGCATTAATTATATTGGGTTGTGCTGTTATCTGTTGAATTAACCCTACCTGAAATGTATTTATATTACATAAGAACGTACATATTTTTGAAGATGTATATGTACTACCTGTTTGCGGATTAGTAGAAGTTAATACCAATACTATATTCAAAGAATAATCTTGTGGTATAGGTACTGTAATACTATCGCTTGGATAAGCTGCAAAAGTAAATGACGGCTCATTAGGGAAAGGTAATAAACTACCATCCGTTAAATACAAATAAAGCTGTCTATTTGAAAATGTGTTTTTAGCTTCTGATGAAGCATAATTCGAGGTATCAACAATAGTGATAGTTGAACAGTTCGGGGCTTGACTAACCGAAAATGATGCTACAAATGCTGCCATTTAACAAAAGTTTATCAAAACTACTAAATTTTTGTTAAATTACAATGAATTTTAGAAAGATGTTACTTTACCTGTTGATGCACCTTTACCCATCCTATTTTGGGTGTTATATTCATTGCCTACCTTTAATCCCGTACCGCCCACTATTATACCCTTCATTATACCTGTAAGAATATCGCTTGTTTGTGCTTCACTTAACCCTTCGTTTCTCATTCCTTCGTACACAGTTTTAGCTACTTCTGATGCAGGAATAGGTAAATGGTTTGAATAAATATATTCTTTCCATGTTAATTTATGGGCAAATTTATTTAATGGCTTATCATTTGAGTATGGCATAGTATTACCACTAAAATCATGTGCTGTTGTAAAATCCTTTACCGTACTTATTGCAGGGTGTAATTTTGATGCACCATATTTATAAACAGTTTTTATTAATTCATCTGCCCTTGTTTTTCTACCTAATTCCTGTTTATTTTCAAAAGGTATATATAATAAATGCCCCAAAAATCTAATTGCAGTCATTATACCACCTATACCTATCGTATGATTTGCTATTTTAAAGTCCAACCAATCACTTTTTGTTGGGTCTGTATAGTTTACCTTATCATTTGAGCCTGATGCCTTTAATAAGGCACTATTTATGCCTAATGCACCAAAATAAGCCCCTAATATATATGCTGATTTTGAAGCGATAGCTTTTGCTGCTATTTTTTCACCCTCTGATGATGTTTTCCAATTAGCAAAAACATTTGCTGCTTCATAGGGGTCTTTTACAAGTCTTTCATACTGTGATGTAATTAATCTTGGGGCAAAGAATATATTATCTGCAACTGCACCAACATCTGCACTTGTAGAACCTGTTGAATGGTTTACTAAATCCCCTATCATTTTTAATGCACCTTTATTATTCCTTTCACTTACGGGTAATTGATTGTATAATTTTTTGAAATAATCCATTCTAAATTCCTTCAAAGTATTAAATCCCCTTGTACCCATTTCACTAATATATTCACCAAATAATTTAAACTTTGGCATATCATCCGAAATTATACTTGGGTCAACCTTAACCCCAGCTTGTAATGCTTTTGTATATAATGGGTCATTTACTAAATGTTGCATTGCCTTTTCATAATCTGCCGTTTTACCGAAAACACGTTTATATTGATTAAAAAAACTTTTCCAAAATATCTTTGATACTGACGGGTCAAATACATTCATGCCACCATGAGTAACCATACCAACTGTACCATGACCTGTTAATAATATTGACCTAAAAAATTCAGGAATTAATTTAGCCCACTTTACCAATGCGGGTGTTTTAGCTTCATTAATCATTCTTTGACCTGCTGCTAATACTTTTTTATACCTGTATTGTTTTTTAAATATTTCATCTGAAATTTCACGATTACCCTTTGGTGATTCTATTGCATCCAATACTTGTTTAGAAGTTAATCCTAAATCTTTTGAAACTCCATTTAATAATTCAGGCAATGATGCACCTTTATCTAAATACTCTTTTTTAGCATAATCCCATATAGATTTTGATTCTTTAAGTGTAAATTTATTGTCTGTTTTATCTAAAAACATTTTTATTAAATCATCTTTCTTTTTTACTGCTATCTCTGTTTCCGTTGGCGGTAATTCTTTAGATGGTATTAATCCTAAATTCTTTTTAGCTTCAAATATTTGTTCTTTTAAATCTTTTTCTTGTTCGGATAATTCACGACTTGGCTTTTTTTCTTTTACAATACCTTGTCTTAAATCGTCTAATTGTTTTTCCAAATTAGCTATTCTTGCAGCTTCTTTTTTATCTGCTATCTCTGTTTCCGTTGGCGGTAATTCTTTAGATGGTATTAATCCTAAATTCTTTTTAGCTTCAAATATTTGTTCTTTTAAATCTTTTTCTTGTTCGGATAATTCACGACTTGGCTTTTTTTCTTTTACAATACCTTGTCTTAAATCGTCTAATTGTTTTTCCAAATTAGCTATTCTTGCAGCTTCTTTTTTATCTGCTATCTCTGTATAATGAGATTCTAATTCCTTACCAAATCTTTCTTTATCATCATCGGATAATTTTTTATACCAATCTGCATCTTTTACTTTATCTACAATGGCTTTAATTCCATCTGCTATTTCACCGCTTTTTTCAATAGCCCTTGCACCTAATTCTACTAAGTCATTCCATGATACACCCATTTTTTGTAATGGAATATCATTACCGTCTTTATCTTTAAATGTAAATTCTTTTTGTTTTAATTTTCTGAATTGGTTAGCTGCTTTTTTTGCTTTTTCTGTAAATGTTTTAGGCTTTTCTTCTGTTCCTTTTTCGGATAATTTTTTACTTAAATCTTCAATCTGCTGTTTAAGTTCTTGTGTTTCTTTATTTAATCTTTCGATTTGTATTTTTTGGTCTTTAGATAAAGGTGTTCCTTGAGCATCTTCTATTTTTCTGCTCATATTAGTAAACGAACCTGTATCTAAATCAGTTTCGCCTTGTAAACTTCTTCCTATTTCACCGAATTTAGTTCCCATTGATTTTAAAATATTTCTACTCCAATCATTAACCTTATCCAATGCTTCTTTATATTCTTTACTATCTATTCCAAATTCTGTTTTGGCTTTATCTGCATCCCTTGTTAAATCAACTAAATGCTGTGTAGCTACTGAAATAATATCTGCATTTACCTTATCATCTTCTTTAAATTCTTTAGCTATTTTTTCGGGGTCTGCCCCATTATCAATTAACATTCTGCCACGTTCCTGATATTCTTTAGGTGTTAATACTTCACCTGTTTCTATTTCGGGTAACCCTAATCTTTTAGCTAATTTATTTAATGATTCATGCGAACCACCTACTGCATTATTGTTTTCTTCTTCGCCCAAAGCATTTTTCTTTTCTGTGCCTGTTGGGGGGATTCCTTCATTTTTGGGTTTAGTTTCTGTGGTAGTTCCTGTTGGTTCGTTAGGTCTGCCCACTTCTTTGCGAATGGTTGTTTCGTTGCGAACGCCCATTTCTCCTGTTGTTTGCTTTGGAATGGCATTTTCTTCTGTTTTAGGTGTTAATTTTTGTTTTTCTACTTGTTCAGGCATTTCAACTGTTACGCCCGATTTTTTACCGATTTCATCCATTGCTAAATTAGCAGTATGTATTGCTCTTGGCAAATCAGATGATATTATTTTAGGTGGCTGTTCCCCTAATTCAGCACCTACTTCTTTAGCTTGTTTTATTCCTTTGGGTGTTAAATTAGTTTCGTCATTTCTAAATTTACCTGTTAGATTATCTTCTGTTTGCCCATGCCTTGCTATTTTTATTTTACCACCTTTACCATTATCGTATGTTTCTATATCTCCGTTATTAGTTGATTCTTTTGTATAATGGTCTGTAAATAGTTTAGCTTGTTCGGGTGTTAAATTATTCCAATCTGCATCTTTAAATTCAGGTTTATCTTTTAATGCTTCATAAGTTTTTAATGCTTTTAATACTGAACTATGTGCTACTATAACACTATTATCAGGATTATTTGCCTTATCTTTTTCATATTGTCCTACAACTCTACCTACAAAGTCTTGCATAGTTTCACCTTTTGGATTTTCTGTTCCTTCATCCAATGGTACATTAAACTTCTTTATGTTTTCTGTTTGTTGTTTTTTAGTATCTGTTTGACTTTCTACTGATTTATCTAATTTAGCATCGGGACTATTTTTTAATAGTTCTTCATTACCTTCAATCGGATATTTTTTACCATCTAAAATAAAATGTGTAAATTCTTGTTCCCCTTCATGATTACCTGCATAAGCTGTTCTATAATTAGGTGTTGTTTCTATATTATCATGTTCGGGTACTATGCTTTCTTTTCCTTTTGGTTTTGTTTCTTCTGCTTCTCCGATAGGCTGATTAACTTCTTCCGTAATAGGCTTTTCAACTTCTGCGGGGTGCTGTACTTTATTTGCTTCATTTATTTTTTCTCCTGTTAATTCATCTGTTTCAAAATTACTTGCGGGTACTTGCCCTTGTGTTATTTTAGCTGCTGTAATTTTGTTTTGTTTAATTTGATTATCGTTTTCTAAATCTTCTATTTGTTTATTTGTATCTGCATCAAATGTTTCATTACCTGTTAATGTAGATTTTAATTGTTTTATCTTTTCATTATTACCATCAATTCCATTTAATAAACCTGCATAAGTTGGTATATCTTGTTCGGGTACTTTGCCAACTACTTTATTTCTTGCATTTTGGTAGTCATCAAGTGATTTTTTTACTTCTTCTGCATTAGGCATTTTATTTAATGCACTTTCTACTATCGGATGTATTTCGGGTTGTAAAGCGTATTCTTTAACCGCACTTTGAGCATATTTTGGCAACGATGGCAATATTGGCAATGCTTCCATAACCGCAGTTAATCCTGCGCCATTAACGATGGCATCTTTTACTCTTTTTTGCCACCCTTCTGTATCATATCCCTGTTTACCCTTTATTAATTCTTCACTGCCTTGTGTAGCACCACTAATTGCAGAAAATAATGCAGTTCTTTTTGCTGCATGACCTAACGCATTTAATAAATTTTCTGCGGGTTTTGGTGATGGTAATACACCACCAAATAGCATTGATTCCATTGCTGTTTGTGGTATCGCTTGTGCTGTTGCATCAACATCTGCTTTTTTTGATGCTTCTGCATCATTTACGCCTTTATTTTTAAGTTCATTAAATATTTCATTTGATTTTGCAGCATAGTTTTTAGGATAAGCCATTGCAAATGCAGTAGATAATTTTGAAACAGTACCACCCGCTAAATTTGTTGGACTAAAATATGTTATATCTCCACCTAACCCACCAATAGTAGGTGCTAAATTGCTATAACTTATATCATTACCACCTGTTTGTCTATTTATATCTTGAAGTCTTTTACCTTCATCAGTATTAAATACATTTAATGAATGTATCATTGAACCATAAGGGTCTTTATCTACTGATTCTAATTCTGCACTTTGCTTTTTTTCTAAATTGGTATTATCTCCACCTGTTAAAGCATTAACACCTTTTACAATACCATAAGAAGCATTTAATAAATTTCTATTTAAGTTTCTGACAAAACCTTGCATTGCACTTGCATCCCTTTGAAAAGATACATTCCCATTATCGTCTTTATGAAGTTTTAAATTACCGCTATTAACATCTTTTTGAACTGCATTTTTTTCATTTGCTAATGTAGCATCATTAACTTCAATTCCTTTTGCTTGTAATCTTTTTGTTGCTGTATTATTTAAAGCATTATCCTGTTGTTTTTGGATAGCAACTAAATCGGGTTGTTTTATTTTTGCACTTGTACTTTCAGAAACATTGCTTGGCACACCAATACCACTTGCAGGCTTACCTAATAATTGGTTAATATCATAATCCTTTTTCGGTTTTTCTTCTGATAGAGAAGTAGAACTTGTAGCCAAAGATGGCGAAGCTGATTGAATAGTAGAACTTTCGTTTTTTTTTAAAATGCCTAATGGGTCTGCTTGTGCAGCAGGTTTACCTAATATACCTAATGGGTCTTGTTGTGGTGTATTATCGTCTAAAACTTCGTCTGCCATTTAATTATTTTTTAGCTGTTGCATTGATATAATCTATTGCTTCAACGGCTTTTACTAAAGGATTATTTTTATCATCTTTCAATGAATGATATTGTTCAGCTATTTCTTTAGCTAAGTCTTTTAAACTTCCTTTGTATGGTTCGCCTTTTATGTAGGGGATACAGTTGCCCATGATTTACGCTTGATTATTGTCTTTATTTTTATCGGAAGATGCTATAATATTATTCAGCTTTATAATTCCTTCCTTGCCAAAGTTAGCAATCATTCTCTGAAAGTGAGGTTCATTTTTTATACCCTTATGCTTTGCGGCTTTTTCAAGCAATTCAGGGGTTAAATCTTCACCGTACTCTTTTGTCACACCTTCTTTATGTAGCAGGAATCTTAATGCATCTAAATCGGCTTTATTTTCGGAAGTACTTATTTCATGAACATCTGATGTTTTACCATACACATCTGCGGGTAAATCCATAGAGTATTCATGCGGCGGTCTCCATTGTCCTGCGGTTACTGGCTTGCCGAAACTTTCATCATGGTATTTTTGCCATAATGTATTTTTCATTTCAGGAGTGATAGCCTTATTCCTATTTATGAACGCCCACGCTTCATTAGGTGACATTTGGGACATTGTAGCCTTGAATGGGCTGTAAACCTTTTCTTGGTTTCCGCCGGCTGTTATATGCCCTATTTCATGTGCTTTTGTTACACTTGAATCTCCTTTTGCTAAAACAACCTGTGGGACTCCATTAACATCAGAAGTGCTTGCCTGTACATCTTTATTTTCAGAGGTATAGAATTGTGCTTTTTTTAAATAATCAATTCTATCCTGAATTAATTTATCAGGATTTTCTACACTCATACCCTCCAATCTTTTTTTATAAGTTGGTGATTGTACATAATCTATTTTTTCTTTTATCTGCGGATCGAGTTTTGTTGGTGGTGGATACACTCCACCATCTGCTGCCGTATCGAGTTTTGTTGGTGGTGGATACACTCCACCATCTGCTGCCGTATCGAGTTTTGTTGGTGGTGGATACACTCCACCATCTGCTGCCGTATCGAGTTGTTTTGGCAATGTATTTACTATTGTAGTAATTGTTTTATTATCCCCTTTCTTAAATAAATTCATTATTCTTTGCCGCCATCTTTTAGGAATAATAGCTTCTTTACCGTCATCGCTTTTTATTTTTAATTCCCCACCTTCTGCATTAACTGTTTGTCCGTTTGCATTAACATCTACTCCACCATCTGCATGACTATCTTGTCCTACTAAATCTTGTGAAATACTCCATGTAGGATTACTTTTTACTGCTGCTTTAGTAGTTAATCCATCTGCTGCTTTTGGTTTTATATTACCTGCTGATATTGCACTTTTAATTTGTTCTTCTGTATATCCTTTATCTAATAAATCTTTATGAGAATAAGTCTCACCTTTTATGTCATAATTTATATTTTCAGGTGCATGATAATCTTCGTATGCTTTAACTGCTGCATTTGTAACTTGCGCTTTAAATTTCGGTGTCGTTTCACCCTTTACCATTAATCCTGCAAGTTGGTTATGGTCTAATTTATCTAATTTATCTGTACCCGATTTATCTACTGAACCATCGGTATTTCTCTTATATCTTACTCCGAAAAATTGTCCATTAGGTGCTTTAACAACATCATCATAAGGTACTTTAGTAGTAGTTACATACTTTTGTCCTAATGAATTTAATTTTGTTGTAGCGGCATTAGTTACTAATTGGTCTATCTGATTTTTTTCTAAAGGTAATACGCCCCATGTTTCTTTACCTTTAGTTGTAGTAATAGCAATAGGGTTTTTATCTGCTGCTCTACCTGCATCTATCAATACATTTTTATTACCTTCAATAGCTTCTTGTTCGTTTCTTTGCCTCTTTAGTTTATCTAATTCAGATTCCCTACCAAAAGTTAAATTACTTGTGAATTGTGCTTGGTTTCTTTGTGCTGCTTGTTCTGCTGCCTTTTTAGCTTCCCAATCTACTATTGGCTTCCCTTCGTGTGGTTTGTACGCCCCATTTTTATCAATCAACATTGCTGTTGCTAATTCTTCAGGGTGTTCTATATCTATATCATGTCCATAATTTTGTTTAATTATGTTATTATAATAATCATAAGTTGGATTGTTTAATCCATTACCATTTTTACCATGTTCATTTACTATTTTATCAACTTCTCCCGCAAGTTCCCCACTATGATATAACTGTTCTCCCATTGCTGCAATTCCCTTTAAATCTTTTGCAGTTGGTTTATGAACTACTGTTACATTTCTTGTATAATCAGGATTTAAATCACCTAATTTTCTTTGTGATACATCTTCTTCACCTGCAAATTGTGATGGTAAAAATTTTTGTAATTTTTCATCTTGTTCAAGTGATAATGGTTTTGGATTAAATAAATTACTATCAAAATCCGCTTCTGATAATGAAACGTGATTAGGGTCATTTATAGGTAACGCTTGTTTATCTAATAAATCCCTACCAACTTTAGATACTCTACCTGCTCTATTTGGGTCTAATTTTAATTTAGTTGAAAGCGCATCTATTTTTGCTTCATTTTTTGATTGCCCTGTAAGCCCCAATGCCTTATTGTATAAATCATTATTTTCTCCCCATGCTTTACCATTATCCCTATCGGGGTGTTGTATTAAATCTTTATTTTGTTGCCAATGTGATTGCCAATCATTTTTAGCTTGCATTAAAGCACCTACATCTTGGCTTCTCATTCCTGCGGGTGTTAATGACCTACCCTGTTCTTGCATTTGTTTAGCAAAGGCATCCGATTGTGCTTGCCTTCTTGCCAACATATTAGTATAAAAAGTAGTAAATGGTGTTGTATTTAAAACAACATTACCACCTGCGTATGGATTGCCTACTATTCCTGTGCTATTATTTGCCATTTTTATTAATAATTTTGACTTGCGTCTATAAATAATGGTTCGCCATCTTTAGGGTATCTGTTAAATAATCCTGTATATCCTTGTTGCGGATTGCTTAATTTATTATTAAACCCACCCGTTGTATTTACTGTTTGCTGAATACCCATTGACGGATTTGGCGTTTTTAAATTCATAAAATTATTATACGCTGCATCTTTATCTGTACCTGTATTTGATGGGTACATTTGCTGTTCTGTTGATATTTCACCTGCACTTTGTATTCCTTGTGATATATTTTGTAAACCCGCATTTAGTAATTGCCCACCTGCTGCTGCTTTCATTGAATATAACTGCGCTTGTTTTTGATATGGCAACATAGAATTAATACCAAATACATATTGGTCATTTGCGTTCTTTTGTCCTGCTGCTTGTCCTAATTGCCCAAATCTTTGTGCATTTTGATTTTCTGCTGCTACACCTGCACCTTGTAAAGCATTATTTGTTTGAGCATTTATAGCACCTACACTTGCCAATCCACCTCGTCTATCTGTTGCTGCATTTAAACTTGTTGCTTGATTATTTTCAATATTTTGTTTTTGCATTTGATACAAACGTGATTGATACGGACTTGCACCATACCTACTTAATGCTTCCTGATAATAGTCATTAATAGCTTTACTTGGTTGTACCTTTGGTGTTTGCAAATTTTGCAATGCTTGTGTGGCTTTATGCTGTTTACCACCACCAATTAAGGCTTGTACTCCACCCGATAAAACAGATGCACCACCAACTGCTGCTGCTATCCAACTCATAGTAATTCTTTTTTATTGTTCAATAATTCTTTGTATATTTTATTTATATCTTCACCAATTACCGAATTAGTATGTGGTTCTAATATTCTATTTTCTATTTCTTCCAAATCGGTTGTATTATCTAAATTCACATGAAACGTACTCCATATAGCATCTTCCCATATATACAAAATTCTTCGTGTTCCTATCTTAGTTGTATCACTAAATGGTGCTTCCATTGTTACCCATTCACCATTATCTATCTTTACCGAAACTTTACCCTTTGATAATACAAATGGATGGTTTGTTTTATGAATCTTAGATGTTACCAATGTACCTGCGGGCATATATATTTCTCGTATGTACATTTTATCGGTAAACCTATGAATCAAAGGACAATCAATCGGTTCTAATTCCAACATTGCTGCTTCCAATTCATCAATTCTATCATCTTCCACCCGTACTATTTCTTCTGTTTCAATCATTACTTTTCATTTAATTGACTTTGTATGAACTTAACCGATGGGTTTATCAAAGTTAAGAATTTACTTCCATCTGTTAGTGTAAATGTTATAACTATATACGTTCCCTTCAAAAAATCGCCATTTAGTAACCCTTTTTGACTATTTGCATCCCTTAAAAATGCTGCTTGGTATTCACCTTCCAAAAGTTTAAAATCACTATCAATTAGCGAACTTTGTTGCGGTGTACTACCGTATGAATATAGCTGTGTGTAAATTGTGGGGCAATTAACGGTTATATTTGAATTTACCTGTACATTCTGCCATGATTTTTTAAACTCGTTAAAATCGTTAAATATGACGGTTACAGATGGCTTAAATTGTGTACCGTAATAATTGCAGTAGGTTGTGTTATTATTGTGTACATACAGTAATCCGTTATTCCATGAATAAAGCGTATTTTCTGCACATAAATAATGGTCTGCACCAAAATCATAAAAAGTAGGGAATACATTAGTTCTTTCAATAAAAGAAAGTGTTTCGGATGCCAATGTTGAACTTCCATTTGTACCGCCCTGTGTTACAAATAATACTTCACTATCCCTATCTTCTAAGAAATTATAAACTGCTATTAATTTAGATGTGCCGCCTGTTGGATAATTATAAGTACCGTTATATTCTGTTAATTTACTACCCGCCCATGTTTGTACTTTAAATTCTTCACTTATTGGGTCTAATCCATTTAAACTTTCCCTTACTAAATATCCCTTAATCGGGTCAAATAAATAAAACTGATAACCATTATGACATACACCTGTTCTTTGTGTTCCTATTCCATAATCACCATCGTAATATTGTACGTTATTTCTTGTTATAATTTCATCAGTTGTAATTAATGTTGTTTGTCCTGCTTGGTTTTTTATAAACTTACCGTATATAGTTGTTACTCCACATTTTCTATTTTGGAATATTTTTAATTGCCTACCGTTTACAATCATTCGTTGCGTATCTCCAAATGACTTATCAAATTCATCAAAATTTTCAGGATAAAATCTATTTGTATTATTTATATTAGTTCCTAAAACATAAGGTTCTGAATATCTAAATAATGTAGAAAAATATTGTTGTAATGAAGTTCTGTCCTGTACTAATGGTCTTGAATCACTATTTGTATATAATGAATAACTATCGCTAAATGAAGCATCATAAATAGGTACTGAAACACTATTCAATACATCTAATCTTAAAGTAAATTGTCCTATTATTAAGTTTGGCAATCCACTAAAATCGGGAGCTTGTGTTAAATTACTTGCTATAATAAAAGCGTTATATCCTGCGGGTACTGTTATTGTTGCATCAAAAGCAAAATCATAGTTTGTATTAATCTGCAATATTTTTTGTTCAACTACTATCTGTAATATCTGATATGTACCACTTGCATTGATTAATTTAACATACATTCCAGAAGTAGTAGCACCTGCTGATGCTTGTAATGATAAAGTATATTCACCCCTTATTCTTATTGAAATAGGACTTGAACTTATATTTTGGAATAAACCACCATTTGATTGTACAGGGTAACTTGAACTTGGATTATTTATTGCGGGTGTATTATTACCTACTACTTCTGTATTACTTTGATGCCCTACTACATAATTTGAAGTAGTTGTATCATTTGCTGCCTGATCAAAATTAACTAAAAATGTAGTAAACTGATTCCCGAATTGATAGTTACCTGCGGGTAAATAATAAGATGCTCCTATTGGTATATTTCTTGTTCTTAAAAAGACATCACCATCAGTTAATGATATTTGATTATCAGCAACATTACCAATGTGATATGCACTTACTGTTCCTGCATTACCTATTCCGTATTGTTGTCCTATTTCATAGTAAACATTGCTATCTGTTGTTGCTGTCGTTGGTTGATGTTCTTGTATGCTATAAATTAATATTTGATAGTTTTGAAAGTTCGGTGTACCGTCAAATTTAAACGTACTGCCAATATCGCTTGTTGGATAATTTATTTGTAAAAATGTTCCTGTTTTTTGTATGCCATTTAATACGGGATTTTGAACAGTTCCTAATATTGCATAATCGTATGTGTATGGTGTAAAAGTTCCTGCTACATTATAAACACCAACTATTTTAACTCTATCTCCTTGTGTAAATTCATAAGAAACTACATTTGAAGTTGATTGTATTTGTTGGTTATAAAGTTGAATATTATCAATTTCTAAATAAGCATATTGGTTTTGTACATACTGACCTATATTACTATAAGCACCATTGGTAATCCACCAAAGATATTTATTGTAAGTAAGTGTATCTGTTCTAACTAAATGATAGTATGTTGCCCATGATGGCGGTGTAAATCCTGATAAATCAATATTAACTAAAATTAATCCATTATTGTTTAAATAATATGCACCGCTTGGTGTATTTATATTAGCTGTTGCATCTGTAATGACTCCATTGGTTCTACCTTTTGAATCGTAATAAACAACCCCATAAGAATATCCTGAAAATGGATAGTGTGCGAATTGTTGTGTATTTGCGGGTGTTGTATTACATAAAGAAAAATAAGCAGATTGTAAAACAACATTTGATAGGCTAATTGTTAAACTATTCCCTGTTGAAGATACATAAGTATATCCTGCTGATACTGCTGCTGTTTGTAAACCTGATAATATATTTGCAATATTTGTATCGGTTGAATTAGTATATGAAAAATTATAATTGGTAATACCAACTTTTGCTCTTACATTCAATCCCAATGGTGGATTGTCTAATGTTGTAGGTAAATTTGTTGTACCGTCATTTGTTCCTACACCTGTTAAATATATTGTTATATTATTAGTTCCTTTTGGTTGATATGCAAAAAATAAAACACCATTAACTGTAAAATAAGGTGCTGTATATGTACCACTATCTGTTATTGCAAATGATGAATTTACATAATTGTATCCTTCTAAAATTCCGCTATATGCAACCGTACTGCCATCTAATAATGCTTGGCAATTTGCTTGTTGTGGTACATAATCTTGAAGTAATACAGTAAACTTTGGGTCTGCTGTAATATAGTTTCCGTCATTTTTAAAAGTATATCTATAAACAGTATTAGATAAAATGCTGAAATATGATTTCTGTAAAGTGTTTACAATAAACCATGAACCCGCTTTACCATTTTGTGTTTGCCTACCGTAAATACGAATTGATTTTACAGTAACATCACCTGTTTCAACATATAAAGCAATTCTTGAATTAGAAGTAGCAGGTGTATTATTTAAAGGACTATAAACTATTGTAGGTAATGGAACTATACTACCTGAACTTATTACACTTTCTTCACCGTCATCATAAATAAATGAATAACAAAATTGAAATAATGAATTAAGTAAATTATTTACTTTGGTAGTATTATCATTTTCATAAGTACATTTAATAGGCATTACAGGTGGTGCTTTTGCAACATCTATATAGCTTCTTTCTATTGTACTGTAAACTGCTGCTAAATATCTTTGAATATTTATTTTAGTTGGTCTAAGTAATGAATCAACAAAAAATAATAAATCACCACCTGTATCTAATGTAGAATTATATGTTTCACCATAAATAATATCAACCGAAGTAATATACATATCGGCTGTAAAGTTTAAAATATCTCCGTCTGTACTAAATCCTGATTGAATTAATCTTTGTATAACACCTGAAACAGTATTGTAAATATAAATTCCATTATTACCTGCTGAATTATAATTAAACCAAAAAAATCTTTGATTAACCGCATCAAAAAAGTTACCGATACATTTATTATTTCCTGATAATGGTAAATAGCTATTAGGTATAACTGTTGTTCCTAATTGGCTTTCTAATCTTTGATTTCCCTTATTACCTCTTGGTATTAAATTCCTTGCTTGTCTATGCCATCCTGCGGGAACAACATAATCGGGGCTATCTAAGTCCATTCCACCAATAAAAGGATGTGATATTACGGGCATAATTTATTAGGCTTTTACTGTCAATCTTTCCATATCTAAATTCAAATTATAAGCATCATTCAGTCTGAAAGTCCGCCATTTAGCATTTGCAAGCCTTCTTTCATTATAAAATGTTGCTTTTAAATCTCTCGTTATTCCAACCTGTCCACGTTTTACATTTGCTGCTTTTTTATCTTTCCACCATAACCATGCTATCAATGCTTCTCTAAACTGCATAGGTGCTTGATAAGTTACTTGTGGATTAGGACTTGCTATATATTCAACCATTAAATAATCGTACATATAATTTTCATTAAGTAGGATTATTCCGTTATTAATATCTACATTAAATGCGCCTACCCAAACACCGCCACTTGGCTGTCCGTATAAATTAGTAAATACATCACCTTGCCAATAATTATAAAAATATGGTGAACTTACATTGTACCAATCAACAAGTATTTTATCATCTACTGATATTGCTTTTCTGTTAGGATATTGGTCGCCAAAAAATGTTAGTTTATCATTAAACCTTAAATCTAATATTTCACCCCTTGAATTAAGAACACCTATTTTTGTATATTGCAAAAAGTCGGGGGGTAAATTAACTGTATTATTTGAATTAATAGGCAATTTTACTGACCGTATTTGATAGAAAAAATCCAACCCCAATTCTTCCATTCCACGAAAACACAACTGCCAACACTTAGCGTATTTTGATACATTACCTTCTGATTCTTCCAAATAGTCATTCACTATCGAATCAATACTTACAAATGCCATTTGCTGTGCTGACATAGTTTATTAATTTTTTAAACAAGCAAGTACATCTTGTTGTTTCATTAAATAAAATTTTTCTCCATCTTTTTCTATTTCTGTACCCGCACCTTTAATATGAAAAATAGTTTGACCTACTTTTAAATACATTGGTTTCTTCGCAATACCATCACCTACTGAAACAACAACTGCCTTATTGCTTCTTTCTTTAAATGAATCAGGAACAAATAAACCGCCATCACTAATACTTTCAGATGCACATGGTTTAACTAAAATATTATCTCTTATTGCTTGCATATAATTACGCTGTTTTTTGAGTTTCCATTCCGTCATTCTGATTATCTATTCCTTGTTGTTTTTCTAATAATATTTTTGGTATGATATAATCATCTAATACACTTAAATAATCATCGGGTACATTTAATATGCTATCTAAATTTGTACTATCACCACCACTAACCATTCTAACCGTTGCTGTAAAATTTGATGAATTTAAAAGTATAGGTGAATTTATAAATACATTTATACCTTCTGTCTTATACAACATTTTATTTTGAATTGGTCGCATTGACCTATAATAAGTAGATTGATTTTCACTTAATGGAACACAATCATAAGATATATTACCTTTACTATCTTTTATTGTTAATGATGATACACCTTCATTTTTAGCCAATGCTAAAGGTATTTGTGGAAGCGTAACTTCATAAACATTAATATCACTTTTACTAATTGATAACCCTAAATATGTTTGGTAAAATCCGTTATTAATATACGGTAACCCATCCATTTGAGCATTATCAACCCAATTCTTTTTTGATGCAAGTCCAATAGCCTCTTGTAACCATGTATTCATTAGGTTATAGCTAATTGTAGAATCGTCTGTCGGTTGAGAATTATATACCAACCGTAACACCTTTTCCAAATATTGATACCTTGTCATTATTGTCCTTTTTGTGTTATTTCATTAGCATACATAGAAACTTCATTAGCTTGAATACTTACCCCAACCATTCTTAATAATCTTGCCAATATTTCAAATAAGTCTGTTATATACCATTGTGGTTGAATACTATTAATTGGGTCGTAAACAGGTCTGCCATTTGCATCTAAAGTATATGCCCAATACATAGGTGATGGTGTTTGAACATAGCTTAGTTTAGACATACCTAATTCATTAGGATAAAATCTAAATCCATCTTGCTCAACTAAATAAATAGGATTTGTTTGTATCGGGTCTATTCTACTATTGTAATAAGATGCTAAACTATCTTGCTGAACGTATTTTATTTTTTTATACCCGTAATAACTCCACATTGCATCTACAATTTGATAATCTGCTGGGTATGGTGCAAATCCTGTACTATCTATGTGTAAATTATATCCGTAAATAAATGGTGTTAATCTTTGGCGTATAACTTCGTTTTGGCTGTATCTTACTCTTGGTTGTGAACGCTGATATTGATATTGTTGAAATTCGCCTAATAAATAATCTAAAAAACTTACCTCGCTTTGTTTAATGTATAAATTAAATTGGTCGGGAGATAAATACCCATTCTGATTTTTATTAATTATGTCTTGGGCTAAATTATATAAATCATCAACTGATATATTCATGACTGTTATTTAACAAAAATTTACCAAATATACAAAAAAAGCCCCAAAGTATTTTATTACTAAAGGGCTTTTATTTTCAGTTAATTATATCAACCAACTACTGATTGCAATCTTTCTAAAAATTCTTTACCTTCGGGCGTTTTTGAAGTAGCCAATTCGATAAGAACTTCTATTGCATTTCTTGTTGGTGGAATAGAACAAATAAACCCACCACTACTGAAATAAGCCCTTCCACGTTCTTTCCCTAAATCTATTTTAGAATCACTTAATGCCTTTCTAATTAAGAATGAAACATCAACAACTAAGCTATCATAAGATTCATTGAATAGTACATGGTTTTCTTCTGCTTTTAGTACATATTCATCCCTTATTGCTTCATCTTTCTTTGGTATTCCATATTCATCAACGGGTGAAACACCTAAATAAAATGCGTGTTTCTTTACCTTTTCAATCGGTGCATCCATAGCTTTACGCATTGCTGAAATCTTTTCTTTACGTTTAGCCAATGCTGCTTCCGCTTGTCTTTGTGGATTCCATTCAAAATACCCATACATACCACCCGTATCTTTTGACGGGTCTTTAATAAAATGCTTTGTAAGCCTTGCATATTTCAAAGCCAAAGTATCTCTTTTGGGTATTCTGCAAACCCTTCCTTCAAATACCAAACTTCTTAAATTCTGCCTTACATAATCTTTATCTAAATCTTTTTGGTCTTTCATCCAAATACTTTCAACACCTGTTAAAAGTCTTGCCTTTTCCATTCTTTTTGTTTCTTCATTATACACTACTTCACTTCCATCAATATAAACCCTTCCTTTCTTTTTACTATTTGCTAATCTGAAAATAACAACTCCATCGGGGTCATTATCTACTTCTTGTTTTTCATCTTGCCCTAATGTGTGGGCTAATCTACTTTGTTCACTTTCTGGTTCGTGTCCTTTATTGGACTCGTTAATGTCTGATAACTTTGCCATTTTTATTTGTTTTAAGTTTAAGGCTTTTCGCCTCTCCCTGTGGGAGATAATTTGTTTAATTAAGCATTTTAGGCTGCCTATTCACCTTCGTAAATATCTTTGTACACAAAAATAAACCCTTTACGAATTGGCTTACCATTGTTATATTGTGCTGCTCTATTAATCGTTCCTTTTGGTACACCTAAATCTATGGATGCTTCTAATGCTGACGGATATTCAACTATTTTATTTTTTTGAATTAAAAGTACAGGTCTTTTTTCACCCTTTCTTTTAATTTCAACCGATTCAATTAGTAATGGATAATTTTCTGTTTTAAACTTAAAAATATATTTTCCTTCAACCCCTGTAATCTTACTATGGCAACTTTCACTTACGCTTGCACGATTAACACCTAATATTTGTGATGCTTCATTAGTGGAAATAAATTCTCTCAAAAATTCACCTTTATGATTATAACAAACAACAGGCTTTCTTGATTTTTCATGACTTTTTTCAGCACCCCATTTAGGTATTTCTCTACCAATAATTTTGCTTGATATTTTTGCTTTTTCTGAAATTATTTTTTTAGTTTCTTCCGTATGTTTTTTACCATAAAAAGGGGCTTTTTCTCCCTTAAATAATTCACTCATGTATTTCCTACGTTCCAAATCGTGCATCCATGTACTTCTTTGACCTTCACCGCCCTTAGTTAAATTCATACCATCAGGGTAATAAAAGTTGTATGTTTTTAATTTTGCAATCCAAAATATTTCTCTTTCATTTAACTTTTCATCCAAAACATTATCTTCAATAATTTCAAGTTTATGGTTATCCCATCCATATTTTTTAATGGAATTAATAACAATACTTGTTCTACCATTCAGCTTATATTTATAATCACTTATTCTTCTTTTCAAATTCCATGTTTTGCCAACATAGATTCTTCCATTTGGATTGGTAATTTTATATATAACTCCCATATATTTATTTTTACCAAAGATACAATTAATATGTCAAAGAACAAAATTAAAGTGGTGTATTTTACAACACCACTTTAATTATAACTTATTGATAATCACTAACTTCCGGGATTATTAACTATAATAAATTGGTTAGCTGCTACTGCTCTCAAAGAACGGTATGTTATCATTTCAACATTATCCTGCATAGTTCCGTTGCTTGGATTTTCAGAAGCACCACCCCATCTCCATACTCTGATACCATTACCAATAGTTCCACCTTTAGGGGGCTGTTGATACATTAAGGTAACATTCTTGTATGTTTTTGAAGCGTCTTTTGCATCCCTTGTTTCACCTTGTGGGCAAATCAATCCGAAATTACGGAAGTAATCTACGTTAGGTGTTTTACCTGTTGTGAACTCGGTATTGAAAGGCGCATATTTTTTAGCTTTCAACATATATCCATCAATGTAAATTGATTGTACACCGTAATTGATTGCTGCTTCTTCTGATTTTTCATTAGCACCCCAAACGTAAGCACCTGCGGGATATTCTGTGAAGATACCATCAGAGAAGTTTTGTCTTTGGAAAATATCCATCATCCAAAGGTTATCTTTAGCACAACCGTTTACATCCATGATACGGGTAATTTCATGCAATTTAGAAATATCAATAGTGCTGTATGTTACAGATTCGCCTCTGTCTAATACTTGTGGAATTAAACCTTCTGCACCTACTGAATTATTAATTGCTGTGTTTGTCTGTACATTACCTCTGATAAGTTTTGATTCTACGTTATTTTTGAAACGCATATTTGCTTTAATCAAACCTTTCAATGTAAAGTAAGATACACCTGATTGACCGCCACCATTAGGAATATCACCTGTTACACCATTATCATAGTAAACTTGTGTCATTTCTGCTAAATCGGTAGCTTCCCATGATTCACGAATTTCAGTAATAGTGTTGGTGTATTTAACATCCAAATGGATTTGTGGATTGATGCTTGAACTTGCTTCACCTGCATCTGTATCACCTGCTAACAATAAGATTTCACCTGCTAACAAACTTGTTGAACCATAAGATACAAAAGCCTGTGTTAAAATCTTAGGTGCTACTGTAATAACGAAAGCACCTGCTACTGCTGTACTTACTGTTAATACTTCACCTTCAATGTTAGATGATGCGATACGCAATGTTTCCCCTACACGAATAGGGTTCTGTGTTCCTGAATTATAATATTCGTCTGAAACAGTAATGGTAACTGTTGCGCCTGCTGCGGGTATAGTAACTTGTGTTAAGTTAGATACTGCCAACATATTTTTACCTCTGTTTTCAAACCAAAAATACTGTTGGTTATATACTTGTTCCATACCGCCGTATGTTTGTAACCACCATGTATAATCTTCGTTGCCGTATTTTTCCACATATTTTTTATAATACTGTGGGGTAAGCAACTGTAACTGTGATACCAATGCTTGTGTTACGCCACCTGCGACACTTATCGCACCCGGCTGCAAGATATTGGAAGTAGGTATTCCGTTTGCCATTTTAAATTAATTTAATTGTTGATTTTAATTTTGTTTACGCATCCCAAATGGCATCATACTGTTTTTTAATTTGCTCTGATGCTTCGGGTTTAAATGTACCTTGTGGCTGTTGATTCAGATTAAGGTTCATTTTTTGTTTTATTTCCTGTTCATATCTCTGCGCTGCTGATTCATTAGCCAATTTTTGCGCTACCTTTTTACCGTTAAGCATCCAAAATAAATCTTCTTTAGCTTGGTCTGACTTTGGATTTCCTGCCTCATCAAACCATCTACTTCCGATAAATTTGTTTACATCATTGTTTTCAATAGCATCGGATAATATCGTCTGCATTTGTGCTTTTTCTTCATTGCTTAATGTATAGCTTATTGGTAATTTAACTTCCCCGTTAATTACTTCAAAGTCCACACTATTAAATGAATTAATTGCTTGTCCTATTTGCTGAATGTGAGATTTTTTAGTAGCTTCAATTTCCTGTAATTCCTTTTCAGATAATTGCGGTACTTCTTCTCTTTCACCAAATATATTTTTTAAAGATATTTCACTTTTTAATTTTTCTAATTCAGGCTTTGAAATATTAGCCTCAATTAAAAGTTCTTCTTTAATATCGTTTACTTGTCTTTGCCATGAATTTACCCTTTGCTCATATTCACTATCTAATTCATCTGAAAATTGTGCAGGTTTTTCAGGCATAGCAAATTGTTTATTATACCTGTATTCTATTTGTGCATCTGAAAGTGTTGGGTATTTTTCTTTCATTGCCAACTTAACTACTTGCGGTGCATTTTTTTCATCTAATTCTGCACTCAATAAATTTTCAATAGCTTGCTGTTTTGCTAAAATAGAAAGTGCTTCACTTTTTTTACCTGCTGCTATTGCTTCAAATAATTGTTTACTTTCTTCATTTGCAAATTCAGGTTGTTTAAATTCTTTCCATTTGTTGATTTGTTCTTTTGCAACTTCTACACTATCAAACCCAAAGTTTTCTTTTAGATAGGCATTGTAATCAACTGTTGGAATTTCTTTTACTTCAACTGTTTTTGTTTCTACTACTTCTGGAGTAGTTATAGCTTCGTTCCCTTGTACTGCTGTTTCAGAAATTGCTCCCTGTGCCTGTACAGTAGGTGCTTCTTTCCATGAGTCCTCGTCAAATGGAGATGCTACTTTAGTTTGTTCGATTATTTCTTCGGACATATAATTGATTATTGTTTACGAAATCTTAGAGGCGTGAACTAATATTTTTGATACTGTTCCTGAACCTGAAATTTTTAAATATTTCACACCTGACGGGAATGAAAATATAGCACCGCTACCACTTGCAAGTGTTGTTGCAGTAGTTCCTGCTGTCAAATTTGTTCCCAAAAATGCAACGAAATTCAATGCAGAATTAGGTTCATCACTTGAAGCACCTTGTACAGCACCGCCATCATTTGATGCTAAAAAGTTTATTGTTCCCGAATTGGTAACAATTTGTGCAGTAACATAATTATATGACCCAATGTCTAATATAACTGAATCACTATTATTGTTAAATTGCGTTGTTACATCGAATACTTGTGATACCATGATTTATAATTTTAAATTGTTTATCCAATAGTTATTGTTTCTGATGCTGCTAAAACATAAGGCGTACTTGTTGAATCCAATGTTCTTGTTGGCAATTCGGGTGATGCTGTAAATTGTGTACCTTTCGGGTCAACATAAGTTACATACCCTACTTTTGAAGATGAACTAATAGTAACTTTAGCACCAACTGTAATAGCTGCTAAATGTGCTACAACATCTGCTTGACTTAATGTTATAGTTACTGATTCTCCTTCGTTTGCTTGACTTGCGATTTGGTTGACTATATTAAATGCCATTGTAATTGTTTTTATTTTTTGATGATTTATTTCTTTTACACTCCATTACTGGTGTATTAATTATTCTATCAGCATCCCATTTTTTACTTCTCCTGCTTTTAACTAATTGCAATGGGATATTAAATTTATCAGAAAACATTTCACTTGTGTACATTTCATTATTATATTTTATACACCTACATCTATCGGAATAATTAATTATATCTTTCGTTGATTTTAATACAATAGTATTTTCTTCTGTAAATCCTTCATTTTTATTTTTTCTACTTATAGCACACCCATTAACCCAATTATTATTTATTGCCCAATTATAAAAATTCATAAAATTATTAACCCAATTATCACAAATTAAAACGCCCTTACCGCCATATAAATAATACGCCCTATTATTACTGTTATAACATGCCTTTTTTAGATTAGTCCATACTGTATATAATGGATATTGACAATAATCATGTATTAATCTTCCTTCTCCCCCATTAGTCATATTTGATAATATGCCTGTTCCCAAATCAATTCTACCGTATAATTGTATAAATTCTATTTCTTTCTTTTTTGCATCTTCCCAACTTAAATCATCCATTATTATTTCTACTTCATATTCTGTTTTATTTACAATACGCTTCCATATTATATTTCTATTAGAACCAACACCATCATTACACCTTCTTTTTCTTTTACTTATCCCAATGTAAAATGGTTCGTTTTTATCAAGTCTTATATGTCTATAAACGTATGCCATTAAGCTGCTTGTGATTGATTTGGTTGCTGTTGTTGTTCTTGCATTTCTTCTTGTGGCTGCTGTTGCATTTGTTGTGCTGCTTGCTGTGCCTGTTGTTGTAATGCAATTCTATTTCCTGCATTTTTCATAAATAATGGTAATGCTACATTATTTATAATTTCTTGTTCTGTTCCCTTCCACTCATTCGGTACTTGTACACCTTTAGCCATTAAATCCATGAATCCTTGCAATAAAATTTCTTCTTTTCTATTATCACTTTCACTTTGGCTTATCTGTCCTTTTATTTGCATTTCTTGCTGTTGTAATGCTGAATCAGATTGTGCTTTTTGTGCTGCACTTTGCTGTTGTGTTTGTGCGTTCATTTGTGCATTTTGTGCAGCTTGGTCTTGCTGACCTTTTATTGCTCTTTTTTGCGCTTGCCTGTAAAATAATTCGGCTAATTTTACATCCTCACGAGCCATTCTGCGAATTTTGAACGGGTCTATATATAGTATAAAATCAGGATTTGTTTGTAATGAATTATTTAACATTCCATCTAATACAGCTATTTCTTGTTCGGTAGGTAACATTCTCATTTTTGTTTCAAATACCCTACCTTTTACTTCATCTTGTTTTAGTATTTGTCTATACTTTTTACCGTCATAAGAAACACTTGCATTTAATAAACAAGCTACTTTTTTAGCTGTTTCTTCCATACAATAAAGGAAAGCATCGTACATATAATCTGTTGCATCATTACCTTGTTGAATAGCGGCTTGTACATTACCTTCTGTTACTCTTGGTTGTGCTGCCTGTTCTGCAAGTGATACATCTTTACCTAATTCGTCTTTTAATACTTGGTAATGGAATTGATAATCTTTTATTAATGATTCTAATTGATTGGCAAAACCCGCATTTGGTAATTCTGTAATTGGCATTGGTATTGGGTTTCCTTCTGCATCCCTACCACGATAATATAAATTACCTGATTGTTCCCAAATCTTTTGTGCTTCTAACGGTTTAGTCATTGATGCCAACCCTAAATCTAATTCCTGCATTGCATCAATATTAATAGCTGCACCTGCGGGTTTCATTTTAGCTACAAGTTGCTGTATTTTCAACCTTGCTAAAATCATTTGGTCTAATGGTTCTTCTATTTTTTCAGGTATTGCAACATTTCTCATATCATAATTCTGATACATATAGAATGAATATGAAAATTCTGCATTGCCTAATTCTTTAGGGTCTTGCGGTCTAACCATATTTTGTTTAACACCCCATTCTAACAAATAATTATTATCAGTTAAATAAACACCTTCATAAATATTCCACTCTTTTTTTTCTATGTATTCCTGATTTTCTTTTAATTTATTAGTTTTACCTTTCTTTATAAATGTACTTTTAATATCTTTTGCCTTTGTAATAGTTACCCCTGTTGTATCTAAACTTCTTAATTGGTATCTAACTGCATTAATATTCCATTCATCATAGGGTCTTATAATGCTTACATTCCAATTATCTAACCATGTTATTTTATCGTATAATTGATATTCTCTTGCCGTACAAGCAAAAGCAAATATTTGTTCTTCGGTTAGTGCATTTGGATTTTCGGGATGAAATTCTTTACCGTATTTAGCCCTTAATTCACTTATTTTAATTGTATAAACGTGTCCCCTCCATGTAGTATCTCTAAAATCGGGATATTCCGAATATGAATAAATCATATTTTCAGGCTTAATCCATTCTACAATAATTTCACCATCTTCATTCATGTATGTATAAGTGCCTATCAATCCTGTTTCTGCACTATCATGTAATTGTTTTTCTTTTAATACACCTGTCCAACCATTAGCTTCCATAATGTCATTAACACCCATTTCGTATTTTATTTCTTCGGGAAGTTGGTTGAATTGTAAAACCCATTGGTCTAAATCGTCTTTATCTTCTGGAATAAATTGGTCGGGCTTTGTCATTGGCACACCCGATTGCTGATTTAACATTGCTAATTTATCTTTATTAGCAAGTATCATTTCTGCTTCGTCTGCTTGTTTTCTTTTTGCTTTTTGACTTTGTAAATCAACCGCCTCAACATCTATTTTTTCATTCCTTGCCATCCATTGACTAACCATTCTTGATATGGTAGTAGATGCTATTTTAATGCAAGCCCAATTTATATTTGCGTAGTTTACTGTACCGTTAAAATCAAGCCTGTCTTGGAATTGACCCATATCAATTCTTCCGTTGGCTATATTTCTATTTTTTCTGAAACGGTTATTTCTAATCCAATAGTAGGAATTATTACTTCGTATTGTGGAATTAATATACGCCCCCAAATTCTTGCCATATACCATCCCTCTCTTTTCTTTGGTATCGGAAGTTAATTGAAAATTACGCAACGCTAAATTGCCGCCACTTTGTTCAGGGGAACTTATAGTAGTTATTGAATCCAATTACTTAATTTGTAGGTAAAATTAAGTAAACTTTAACAAAAAACAAAAATATTTGTTAAATCTTGAAATTAAGCAACTTGCATAGTGCCTTTTTCGTAAGTTTTAATCATTGGCTCTTTTCTTTTTTGTGGCACATATTCTGGTTCTAACAAACAAACAAGCATCATTAAAAATGACACTATCGTATCATACTTTGTTCTATTATCAGGGTCAAAATCCTTTGATTCGCTTAATATTTCTTCAAAATCTATTAAATGTATATTATTTTCAAAATATGCAATACCTACATCTACTTGTTTTGTTAAACTAAATGGAGTTGTCGGAAATCCGTAATATCTTTCTGCTGTTTCTCTTTTTGATGGGTCTATTGTTAGCATAGGGAATTTACCAAGATATGCAACTTTACCTCGTTCTCTAAAATAAGACAGGAAATCATCACTATTAAATTCATACCAGCATTTATAACCATAATACATAGCGGCAAGCATTACCTGTTCATGTAATGTTTCTTTTATTGGTGGTCTGCCATAAAGATGACCTACCGCTTTGCCTGTATTATCCGCATTAAAAATATCCATTCTTCTGCCTATCCATGCTGATGCTTTTGAACCAAATTTTCCACCCTGACTATTGCTATAACCATCAATCGCTATTACGCCATCTTTTGTTCTTGCGGGTTTTCTTACACCACTATCAATTATATGTTTATTTGAATCTTCTTTTTTGGGTAAGTATGTTACACGCCAATAAAATCCATTTTCCGTTTCAGGAACATCCCTATAAGATACTTCCTGTTTATCATTCATGTAAAATAAAATACTTCTTTTTACTATTGGATTATCGTGTAATTCTTTTTCTCTATTATCAATATTTAATACATTGAATATACACTTATCCGAATCAGTTAAAAATGCTTCCTGTATAGTTAATGGTTCTTTTCTAATACGGGCTGATAATGCTCTTGGGTTATTTTTTACAGTTTCCCTATCAGCCATTATTGCTTGCAATGTTTTTTCTACATCAGGATAACCGTACAAATCAAAGTTTCTTGTATTTTTAGCTGACATAAAGAAACGATATAACCCGCTTGAAGTTCTACCATTTTCTTTTTTATTTAATTGGTCGCTTTCATCCCAAAGTAATTTAAAGGCATCCTGAATACCATTATTTTCTGTATCAAGTTTTTCAACCGTAGTAGTATAGAGTGCCTTACCTATTATATTACCTTCATCATCAAGCAAACAATATCTTAATACTTCATGTCTATCATATACATTTACTTCTATTGTCTTTCCTATCTCATCATTTACAAGGCGATGTAGTTTTTGTCCATCATACGCAACTGTATCAGCACTTTGCCAATCAATAATAGAACCTAATTCATCTTTATCTACATTTTCTTCTGCTTTTTTACCTCTTACATTTGTTTTTTGAAAACGCATTTCAGACTTTGGGTTTACACCCAATGACATATCATATTCAGGTCTGAAAAATTTAGGTAATCTTCTAAACGGATTAACTACTGTTTTAGCAAAAAATTTCTTCGCATCTCCACCTGTTTTGCTTTGAATACCACCATTTGTCATTTTAGTTCTTGTTACATATTCAGTAACAAATAAACCTGCTATAAATGATTTACCAAACCTACGTTTGGTAACTTCCAACATACCCATACAAAAATTATCTTCAATACAATATTGTAAAAAATAAAATTTTTCTAAATCAGGCATACGAAACTTTGGACTTCCAATATCTATACTCCACCATTGTAAATAAAAATAGTGCATACCTGTTAGATATACAGCCTTATCATTATTTTGATACCAAAAACCATTTAATCTTCTATCCCATTCTTGTTTTTTAAATTGTTCTAATTTTTCATCGTAAAAATCTACTTCATCTTCTTTTTTCCTTTTATCATAGTCATCCCATTTTTTTATTGTGTCTTTATACCATATAGGCAACGGTATTTTTTCCCAATAACAATCTTTATCATTATTTGAACGTCTATAAACGCCCCTATATTCTATTTTGCTTGTAAAGAAATTCCACACATATCCTTCGGGTGGGATACAACAATCCAACCCTTGAATATCTATAATAGTTCCACCTTCTAATTTTTGATACATTATTGTTGATTTTGTCCTGCTAATTCACCAACTTGGTCTGCCGCCATTTCAGGTGTAAATGGTTTTCTATTAATATTTTCTTGTGGCTTATCTATTGTTATTTCTATACCCGACCTAACACCTAATGCTGATGCGGATATAGCTATTTTTTCACACTTTTCTAATATAGTAGTAACTCTTTCAAATGCTTTACTATTTTTATCATCCATATCTATATTTTCCATACTATTTTTGTTAAGAAGTATGGCAAATTCTGACATTTTCTTTTTTACAGCATAATATAAATTAGAATCACCTTTTTCATACAAATCTATTTTATGCAATAAAAACTGATTTTGTTTTTTTAGTTCTTTTATTTCACCTTGTAGTGTTTCTATATCATTCATGAATTATGTTTTGAGATAATTGTTGTTTATAAATTTGCATTGTTTTTTGTACTATTGAAAATGATTTTGTAAATGGCATATTATTTTTAAATAAATACCATGATGCAGAAACTATAAGATACGGGTTTACATAGTAGCATTTATCTATTCTTTGTTTAGTGTATTCTATTAATTCTTGTTCACTCATAAACTATGCTTTTCATTGTATTTATTGGTTGTGTATTGCCGTTTCTTACATCATTTGTTGTGCATCCAAATAGGTATTGAAATATCATTTCTCTTTGTTCTTTGTATTCTGCATAGCAAAATTTTTCTAATGATATTAGGTCGTAATAATTACCGTCAATATCATCTTCAAAATCAGATTTAAGTTTATTATAAGTTGTTTTAGCACTCCATCCATTTTTTAAACATTCGTCTGCGACATGAAATATACTTACTTCAATATTTTTCTTTTTAAGTTCTGAAATAGACATTGATATTGGGTATCCTTCTTGATAAAATAATTTACCTATACCTTTTAAGCATATAGTTCTATCCCCAAATTGTTCTACCATTATACCGTTATTCATATTGTATTGTTTTTACCCATTCATTAAATGATAATGGTTCAAATTCTTTCCATAAATATCTTATTTCTATCCCATAAAATTCTAAATCAGGTTTACCCCATCCATTTGAATTTTTCCATGATTGTCTTTCTATTTCAATCATATCATCCCATTTAGTAAATTCATAAATTTTTGAAAAAGATATATTTTCATCTACTATTCTAAGGTGCATTTTATTTTTAAATGCAAGTTTATCTATTAAATAACGACCATATTGTTTTGATATTTTTATTTTATTTTCAATATCATTCATATTTTACAGCTTTATTTGGCTCTAACCCTATTAATAATTCACCTTTTTTTACTTTTTTAGTTAGTTCGTTCATTAATGCTATTATTTCTTCTCTATCGTTATATTGATTTTCAAAATGCCTTAATCTTATTATTTTATTTTCTCTACCATCTACATCTTGAAATACTATTGTGTAATCAGAAGCATAGACTACTTGGCAAACATTGTTTTTATATTCACCACTTGTTATCCAAAGTACATTTTTAACTTGTGTTGGTTCAATGCCTGTTAAAGTGCCATTATATGGTTTATAAACTCTTAATGCGGTTGCCCATCCTTTACATGGATGCCATTCGTTACTATTTTGTTTTCTATATAAAAAACATTCTTCTTCAGGTACAGAAAAGTATTTTATTGTGGCTTCTTTTTCTTCTCCCGATAATGATAGGTAATTAAATATTTGATTTACGGGATGGCAGCTATTATGATGGATAAGTATTTCAGCCCCTTGTGGTAATCCTTCACCATTTACTACTATTGCATTTACGGGTTCTGTTTCTCGTCTGTTTAGGTTGTTATATTGCCTTTCTAACCGTATTTTTAACCCATGCTCAAACGTGTGATTATTTTTACCTTCCATATCTAATTTAACTACAACTCTCCCTTTTACGGGCATTAAATTAGAATCATCACGTTCTAATATTTTTTTGTTTATTCTTTCTACTTCTGATGCAACACTTGTTAATACTTCAATTCCTTTCTTTTCAAATCCTAAAATATCTTCTTGTGATACAAATGTTTTTGACTTATCGTAATGATACTTTTGATTAATTCGCATTATTTTTTATTTCGTGTCTAATTTTATCAAGTGATTCTGCTGATAATGTATTGCTATCAAATTCATTCGCCCAATATAATATTTCTTCAAATTTTTGAATTAAAATAAGCGATTCTGATGTTTTACAATTCTTTTTAGCGTGTTCTATTCTTGCTACTAAACATTTTTTAATAGCTGTATTTTGTTTTTCTAAATGATTAATATAATCATGTATTTCTTTGCTATTCATAAATTATATATTTAATTAAATAATTACTTTTTACCTGTTAGTACGTTTTTAGCAAAATTTGCTTGGCGTTTTGCGGCTTTGCCATATTCACCCCTTAATGCGGCTGCTTTTTTAGAAGCGGGTATTTTTTCGTTTAGCGGGGTATGGGTTGATTTATGTAATCCGCCTTTTTCTATGGTTATTGGTTTGTACCCTTCACCTTTGATTACTTCTTTCATATTTTTATATTTTATCGTGAAATGTCATCATACAATTATAATAATTTTCATTACCGTATTTTGCTACCATTTGTTTATAATAAGACGGTGTTAATAAATTCAAATCGTTTTGTAATTTATTATTGATTTTACAATCTAAATTTGTAACTTTTTTGTTAAAATCTATTTCACTTATAATCTTAGGTACTACCGCTAATGTAAGCAACGATTTAAAAAAGTGATTTCTATTCATAAAATCAAAATTAACAATTATTGAACAATTTACCAAAGAGGTATTCTATGGCATTTTGGTGGTAGCCATCATACGCATTTTCACCAATAGGTATTACATTAGGCAAGTTAGGGCTTATTTCTAATAGTCTTGGTACTTTCATAGCTTCTGCAAGTTGAAAACATGATGATTGATTGCCTAAAAAAAACTTGCATGACTTAATAGCCTGTGCAAGTTCTAAAAAATTATCAACCATTAAATATGGTACTTCTATTTTCCATTGGTCGCAAAATTGTTCGTATTCATCATAAAGTCCTGCAAATATTATATGCTCTTGGTATTTTTTAAGAAAAAAGTAATTTAGTAGGTAATTTCTGTAACGGTCTGTAAAGTTTACGATTATTTTTCCCCTAACTTTATAAAATGATACTTCATCAACTTTTATCCATTCTTTACTTAAATCACATGACATTTGCGGATAAACATAGAAAAGCCACCTATTTAAACTGCCTCTTGGTTGATTTGTAAATGTTTCCATTCTTGCTTTATCTAAATCATATTCGTATTCTTGTCCTTCAAAAATTATATAATCTTCAATGTATTCCTGACTTATTAATAATGGTCTAAGCATATTGAACATATACTCATTCATTTTTATTGGGTCGTCTTGTTCGTCTTTAAATGGGTGTTTAGCACCTTCATATCCTTGCCCCTTGCTATTAATATGCTGATAAATAATTGATTTTATACCCGTATTTTTATGTAATTCTTTTATCCCTGCCATAGCAGCCAATAAATCACCTGCGGGATTTGCTGTCTTTACTCGAATAAAATTTTCTTCTTTCATTTGTTAAAATTATGGTAAATTTGTTTTCGATAAGGCATTTGCCGAAACATTTGTTTCAAATTAAAACCATTTTATCATGGCAGGTAACAATCACTTTTTAACACAGATTTACGGGGTAGCTTATCCCGAAAACGCTTCTGTTATCAATCCCGTAAACGGTGCAATGGGTATTGCAAATTCATTCCCATCAGCAGGTTACAGGGCTTTTAGCTTAACAACTGCTACAACCATTTTAGGTGTAACTGTAAACAGCGTTATTGAATCAGTACCAACAGGGTTGAACACAAAATCATTAAAGTTCTATTCTGTGGACAGTGTTGCAACGATTAACACAGCAGCTACTTAGTATCTTCCAAACAAAGAACTAATGGTCAAAGCCCTTCGGGGCTTTTTGTTTTAATAATAAATCTTCTAATTAATAAACCAAACCAATTTAATTGTACTAATTTTTCTGTTATAATAGAATTATAAGTATCGCCACAAAGTATAATAGGTTCATTTATATTATTAGTAGTAATATGAATTGTTGTTATTTCTTCTTGGAAAAAAATACTATTATGTGTACTATCCCTTTTTATTCCACAAAAATCAATATCTTTATACCCATCACCATTGCTAATTAATTTACTTAATATTTCATAAAGATTTCTAACTTTCATAATTTTTATTTTATTGTGATACATACATGATTTTACTATTTTTTTTCAATCCATTCTTTCATTACGGGTGGATGCTCAAAATCTATTGGTATTAAATCATTTTCACTAAACCATAATTCAGGTACAAATTCATCTGCCATATCTAATTTTTTATCATGGTTATCTTTGCCCATATTAAATACATTATCCTGCATATTAATTGACCTTTCTTTCATTATTTTTCTATCCCTTACAAACCCATAGTGAATGATTTTTATTTTATCTGCATATTCTGTATTGCATGATGGTACTGCTATACTTTCCGCATCCCCAACTGAACGATAATTAACCTTTGCTAATCTAATTACATAATTGCTACATGGAAGCCTATTTTGCTCAACATTAAGCTGCAAATTTGGGTTGCCCCATAAGTTTATTCGTCTTATCATATACCCTTCGCTATTGTCATTTAATGCATTTCTAATGGTATTATAACTATCGGGATGCACTATTTCATCACTTTGAACATTTAGTACATATTGAAAACCTAAACGGTCTGCTTCCTGAATTGCAGCATTTGTTATATAGTTCAATCTTCTTTGGTCGTTATAAAAGTTCCAATCTTCATTTGTTAGCTTTAATATTTTAAGAAATGGACTATCTATACTTTCTAATATTTCAAGTGTGTTATCAGAACTTTCTACATAAGCACAAATCACATAATCACAGCACTCAAGCAATGATAATATACATTCTTTAAAAGTATAATCATATTTAACACCATCTTTTATTAATGTTACTCCGCAAAGTTTATTACTCATATCCTTTCTGTTTTAATTCGTTTTTTACTCTTTCAAAATCTTGTTCTAAATTATCACATTTCCATCCAAACCATGCACCAATATTTAAAGTTGGGTGGTAATTTTGGAATACAATACTTGCATAATCTGGTATTAATTCAGGTGTCCATAATGAATGATGCCCTTCGGGGTCTTTACTATTTAAGTCTATCATCCATTCATTTAATGGGGTAAATATTATTTGTTTTTTAGAAAAATTACCCATTAATGAAAGTAATATAGAGCCATTTGTTACTGTTAAATGTTCTATGCTGTCAGATGATATGGTACAATCGTAATTAAATCCCAATCGTAAATAATGAAGCATATCCGCACATTCAAAATATTGTTGCTCTTTTTCATCATCTAATTTTCTTTCGATAATATCAATATACTTTCTTTTTTCAAATCCTAATTGACAAGTATAAGGTGCAGTATTACAACCCAAATCTATCATACTTTTACCACTTGTATCACCACAAATAGCTTTCATTACATCTAAATATACCTTCCCGCTTCCCGTTATGTTATCAAAAAATATTTTCATTACTATTTTTTTATTATAAATATATATTTGACATTGTTCTTCTATCAATAATTCCATAATTATTGTAGTAATACATAAATGTATCAAAAGATTCTCTTTTTAATTGAGAATGTAATCTTCTAACATCTATATTTAATTTTATTGCCCAATCCTGCAAAATCATTCTTTCCCCATTATATTCTAACCATCTATTTGTTCTCCTATTACCGCATTGTTCTTTATTTGTAGCCCATCTACAATTTTCAGGTGTGTAATCACCATTAACATCATCTCTCTCAATAGAATATTTTGGTGTTGGCTTATTACCCATATCTTCTAAAAAGTTCTCAAAACTATGCAGCCATCTGTCGCAAACTTTAATATTTCTGCCACCATAATATTTATACGAAGGCGTTTTTTCATTATAGCATCTATTTTTCATCCTTACCCATGTACTATATTCCTTAGTTATTTTACCAACAGTTCCACAACCATGTTTTTTATGAGTTGCCCCATTTTTAGATGCTACTAACTTTTGTAAACATCCGCAAGATTTAGTATTGCCATACATTAATGCTGAAACTTTAACTATATATTCATTGCCACAATCACACTTACATAGCCACCTATAAATACCATCACTTCCCTTATCTGAAATTCGTATAGCAACTAATTTGCCAAATCTTTTATCTGTTATATTTAGTTTAGTACCCATAAAATAAAAAATTCCCCCAAATAGAAGGCTTACCCAATACACGATTAAGTGGAGAGGCATCTAAGTGGGAGATTAATTTAATATTTTTTTTACACATTGTGTATTGAGTAAGCAATGTAAAAATACATTAACTTTTTATATTTAACAAATAATTTACAGCTTTTAATACTTGCCATTGGGTATATTGTGTGCAAGGCGGTAAATCTTTATTTATCTCACATTCCACCCCCGTTGTGCTGCAAGGTTCGTTGTGGTAACAAAAATAGTTTTTATCAATCGGGCAATCGGTGTGAATTATTTGTATTTTACTAAAATCACTATATCTTAGTTTTGGGTTGACACTACCAAAAAATATAGCAGATGGCACACCAAGCGCAACAGCTATTTGTGCGGGGCTACTATCTATGCCAATTAAACAATCACAACCTGATATAATATACATTAGCATTTGAAGTGTTGGTGTATTAATATATGTAGCTACTATTTCATTTGTTCTTTTGCCTAATTGAAAAACCTCATAACCCAATCTTTTATAATAATTTACAACAAAATTCCATTCACTAACAGTTGCATTTCTGTGATTTAACCCGACTTCATCGCAATGTATCAAAATATACTTTTGAAAAAGCATTTCACTTTTAGGTGCTAATACTTGTAATCTTGAATTTTGTGGTTCTAAATCTGTTATTTCAGCCATTTCACAATACGATTTAAACACGCTTTGTTGTGGTTTGTTTTCGTATGCCATATCAAAATTAATAACTCTTTCAGGAACTATTTTGGGGTTCATTTCTGAAATGTGTTTAATCTTATACGGATGCTGAAAAAATATAGCCATAAATTGTTGTAATGTATCTAATACAACTTGATAGCCTTTATTATGAAAGTAATCTACTATTGGTAGTAACATTATTAAATCTCCGAGTGCGGCTTGACGGCAAAGTACAATGTGTGGCTTAAACGGTTGGTGAAAATAACCATGATGCCCAAATGTTTTCTGTATTGGTTCTCTTAATTCAAAAGCAAATTCATCACAAATATCATCCGTTGGGAATTTAATACCATGCTTTTCTATTAAATAATTTCTGTACAATCTACCTATAATTTCATCGTCAGGTGAAACTATTTCTATAAAATCATCAGTACCAACAACTTCTAATAACTTTTTACTTAGTAAGCAAAACCCGCCATTAAAATTATTTCTTTCATCGGGATAAGTCCATGCACTACCAATTCCATCATAATCAAAAAACTTATCTTGCCATGCTGTTTCATCCAATATTGTTCCGTCATGCTGCACTACTAAGGCATAATCAGTATTTATATACTTCCATAGTTCTTTTATTATAAATCGGCTGTAATCATGCTTACTTTTAATCTTAGGTATCTGTATTACTTCTACATCGTCATATTTGATATTAATATCTGTAAAAAATATTGCTCTGCCAAATTCAACTTTATTTAAACAGTTTTTTATTGATGCAATAGATTTACCGTAATAATAGCAATCTGCACAAATTAATGTTACGTTTGGTAGTTTAAGCATTATCTACCTTGTTTTATAGATTTATGAATTGATTTTAAACGCTTGTATATTTTCTTTTTATCTTCATCGGATTTACCTGCTGCAAACATATTTGCTTCTAATTTTAGCTTTTTAGCTACTGATTTTCTCATTTTTTAATTATTGAATAATCTATTAACATTTTATAAGTTCTGTAATACCCATCATCTAATACTACACCTACTTCATCTTTTTCTATTACTTTATATCTTTCATTTGTTATATCGTTTTTAATTATACTTCCTATTTTTAATTTGTCAAATTGCTTTTCAGTCATGATATTTAATTTTAACAAAAGTAGGTAATTAGTATTTATTGTTTGTTTAGTTTTTGTTTTGCAATGGTTTTATATGTTGAAAATTTTGGTGCAAATAATGCACTTTCTAAATCCCATTTATTTCTTCTATTGTGGGTAATATATTTTCTATATTCATAATTACTTTATTTTTTAGTTGATAATTTTCCTCTTACTACTGCTAATTTATCGAATACTATCTTTTCTGCAAGTCCGATTTTCATATAGATTCCTGCAAGTATTTTTTCTTGTTCCTTTAATGGTCTTTCGTTTAAGTCCT